GTTCCAAGATCAAGAACAGCAGCAAAAGCAAATATTTCTTTTTTTGTTGACACTACTGGATTTCAAACAAATCCAATAACTTTGACCTTAAAACAGGGCACAGTATGTTCTACTAATGCATTTGGTGGAGATAGTTATACTTTTATAATACCTGCAGATATTACAACTCCAGTTGTTAATGGAATTGCCTTTTTTGATGATATTAACATTTACGAAGGAACTTATATTGTAGATAATTTTACAGTAAAATCTGAAAACCCAGCACCTCCACAAAAATATATTCTTTCAAACCCAAATATTGATACATCTTTACTTAGAGTTATTATTAGAGATACTCAATCCAGTACAAATTCTAGAAAGTTTTCATTATCCAATAGTTTACTTTCGGTAAACGATTCCTCTAGAGTTTTCTTTATTCAGGAAATTGAAGATCAGAGATATGAACTAATTTTTGGTGATGGTGTTTTTGGAGAAAAACTTCAATCATTGAATTATATTGAAGCTTCATATGCGGTGACGAATGGATCTTCTGCAAATGGACTTTCTTCATTTAATTTTAATGGAAGAATATTGGATAACAATGGAATTTCAGTAACTACTGGAATTTCTTTAATCACGACAAATATTGCTTCTGATGGTGGAAAAGAAATTGAATCAATAGATTCTATAAAAAATTATGCACCTAGAATCTATGCATCTCAAAATAGAGCTGTAACTGCATCAGACTATGAATCATTAATTCCCATAATTTATCCAGAAACTCAATCAGTTTCAGTATTTGGTGGAGAAGATTTGAATCCACCACAGTATGGTAAAGTCTTTATCACTATAAAACCATTCAATGGACAATTTGTTCCCAATAGTATAAAAGATAATTTAAAAAATAAACTAAAAAAATATTCAGTTGCAGGAATTGTTCCTGAAATTTTAGACTTAAAATATGTCTTTATTGAAACTAATACTACAGCTTACTACAATACAAATCTTGCCCCAACTCCAGATTTTGTAAAATCTATTATATTAAATAATATCAATAGTTATGCAAATTCAACAGAATTAAACAAATATGGAGCAAGATTTAAGTATAGTAAGTATCAGAAAGTTATAGATGATAGTCATGAATCTATAACATCTAATATTACAAAAATTCAAATAAGAAGAGACCTTCGTGCAGCATTAAATCAACCAGCTGAATATGAAATTTGTTATGGAAATGAATTTCATGTGAAAAATATTGATGGATACAATATAAAGTCTTCTGGGTTCACTGTAAATGGAATTAGTGAAACTGTCTACTTTGGAGATACTCCAAATCCAGATGGTTTGACTGGATCAATGTTCTTATTTTCTGTTGTATCCACAACCCAACCAACAATTAGAAGAAAGAATATTGGAACTATAGATTATGTTAAGGGGGAGATTCTTTTAAATCCAATTACTATTCTCTCCACAGTAAAAAATATTGGAGGTGAGCCAATTATCGAAATTGCAGCGATTCCCAAATCAAACGATGTAATTGGATTACAGGATTTGTATTTGCAACTAGATATTAGTAAGAGCACTTTAAATATGGTGTCTGATGAAATTTCATCTGGTTCAGATATATCTGGATCAACTTATACGGTTACATCAAGCTACACTAACGGAGACCTTGTAAGATTATAAAAATGGTAAATACTCGAATCAAAATTAGTTCAATCGTAGAAAATCAGCTTCCTTCTTTTATAAGAGAAGATTTTCCATTATTTGGGGAATTTTTATCACAATATTATGTATCATTGGAAAATGAAGGTGGGACTTTAGATATTTTACAAAATATCGACCAATATGTAAAAGTTGAAAATTTAACTAATATTATAGATTCGACAAAAACAACATCAACAGTTGGATTTGCAGATGATACAATCAATGTTGATTCTACATTAGGGTTTCCAGATTCATATGGATTAATTCAAATTGATAACGAAATAATTACTTACACAAATAAAACGGAAACATCATTTTTAAATTGTGTAAGAGGATTTAGTGGTTTTACTTCGTATAAAAGCGAGGTATCCCCAGATACATTAGTTTTTTCAGAATCTTCAATTGAAGAACATGTTTCAGAATCTACTGTTAAAAATCTGAGTATTCTTTTTCTTAAAGAATTCATTAAAAAAGTAAAGATTCAAATTACTCCTGGATTTGAAGATAGAGAACTGTACTCTGGTGTAAACCAAAATATCTTTATTAAACAATCAAAAGATTTTTATTCTTCAAAAGGAACCGATCAGTCTTTTGAAATATTGTTTAGAGCACTTTATGGAGAAGATGTAGAGTTAATAAAACCCCGAGATTATCTTTTTATTCCATCAAATGCACAATATAGAATTACTCGTGACCTTGTTGTAGAATCTATCGAGGGCAATCCTCTTGATTTGTTGAATAGAACTCTGTTTCAGGATGAAACAGATAACTTTTCCAAAGCTTATGGCTCAATCAATAATGTAAGAAAAATTCAAAGAAACGGAAAGGATTATTATAACATCAGTTTAGATTATGAATATAATAAGGATATAAATGTTTCCGGATCTATTTTTGGAACTTTTTCAATTCACCCCAAAACAAAATTAGTTACTACAGTTTCTATTGGTTCTACAGTTTTAGATGTTGATTCTACTGTGGGATTTCCTTCTAAAGGATCTTTAGTCGCTGATTTAGATAATGGAACTTCTGTAAGTATAGATTATGATTCTAAATCACTAACTCAATTTTACAATTGTTCTGGAATAGATCAAATTATTTCTTCCGGACAGGAATTAAGAATTGATAGTTATGCATATGGTTATTCTGGAATAGGTACAGAAAACGTAGTGAAGGTTAGAATTGGTGGAGTATTATCGGATATTAATTTAAACTCAGATACAAGATATTTTAATGAAAATGATTTAATTGAAATTAAAACTCTTGGTATAGACTCTACGGATGTTGTTGCAAATAACTGGTTCTTTAACATTGCAACAACATATGATGTAAATTCTATTGCATTAATAGATTCTTCAAATTACACATATAGAGTAGTAACTTTTGACGATAATAATTTTATAATTGGAGATTCTGTAAAGTTAATATTTAATGATGGCACTACCATAATTTCAATAGTATCTGAAGTCTCAAATCCCAAATCTTTTTCAATAAAGGGTCAGGGTCAGTTTGATATAAGTAAAAAGTATAGAGTTCAAAAAGTACTTTCAAAAGTAAGTTCAACAAACTATCCAGAAACAAACATATATGCAACGAATGTACAAAATGTTTATGGAGATTATTCTAGTTCATATTATGTAGCTTCCCCATCTTTACCAACATATCTAGATCAACCATTAACAATTAGAGATAGATCTGTAACTTTTTCCGGAACTTTTGATAGTGAAGAAATTAATATCGGAAAACATGGTTTTTACACTGGAGATTCTGTATTATATAAAAATGGAACCAATGGATCATTAAATCTTATAGATGGAATTTATTATATTAAGAGAATTTCTGATACAAATGTAAAACTTTCTCGTAGTAGATCTAATCTTTATAGTTCAAAATTTATTGAAATTATTGGCACAGTAACTAATGCCAAATTGGAGTTTAATGATTTTTCCAATCAAAAACTAGAACCACAAAAGTTAATTAGAAATATTTCTAGTCAAAAATATTCAGAAATAGAGAATCCAACTAATCCGGGACCAATTGGAATTTTGGTTAATGGTGTAGAAATTTTAAATTATAAATCCAAAGATTCTATCTTTTATGGTCCAATAGAAAATATTGATGTAATTTCTCCAGGTCAAAATTATGACGTTATCAATCCTCCAGTATTAGAGATATCTGATGATGTTGGTGTTGGAGCTACTGGATATTGTGAAGTTGAAGGAAGTTTAACCAGAATTGATATTATTGATGGAGGATTTAACTATGTTAGTGAACCTATCATCACAATAAAGGGTGGAAATGGTACTGGAGTGAAAGCAAAAGCTAATCTTGGATCTTTCCAGCACTCATCATTATTCAATTCAGTAGGTTCTGCTGGACTAGTTAATTTATCCAATAATACTATTGGATTTTCTTCATATCATAAGTTCGACGATGGAGAAAAGGTAATTTATAAATCTGAAGGTCAACAGGTAGTAGGTGGACTTGTTTCAAACTCAATATACTATCTTTCTATTCAAGATTCTTATACTGTAAAAGTTCACAACACATATGATGATGCTATTGTTGGTGTTAATACAATTAATTTGACATCTTATGGTGTTGGCGTTCAAAAATTTGATTCTGTAAATGAGAAAAAGAAAATAACTTTTATTAACATTTCTGATACTGGATCTGGGTATAAAAATAGAAAAATTGTAGTTTCTTCTTCGGGAATTAATACATCATCAAATCTTATAAATGCGCAAAATCACAGATATAACACTGGAGAAGTTATTGTTTACGAATCAACTTCTGTACCTGTTGGAAACTTAACTTCGGGATCAAAATATTATGTAACAGTTGTTGATGAAAATAATTTCAAACTTTCTTCTGTTGGAATAACAACTATAAATGAAGATTTTTATTTTAAAACAAAACAGTACATTGACTTTACCAACTCCGGATCTGGCAATCATATATTCAATCACCAACCAATTTCAATATCAGTATCTGGAGTTGTTGGAATTTCTACCAGAACTGGACAAACATTTGACGCCGTTCTACAACCAGTTTTCAGGGGAGAAATAAAATCAGTATTTTTACAATCTGGCGGATCTAATTACGGATCAGAAGAGATTATCAATTTCAATAGACAACCATCTTTTAGACTTAATAGTGGATCTGGAGCACAGTTAAAACCGATAATTTCTAATGGAAGAATAACTGAGGTTCTTGTTTTGGATTCTGGTACTGGATACAATTCTGTTCCAGATTTAGAATTAAGTGGTTCTGGTATTGGTAGAGGTCTAATATTAACTCCAATAGTCAGTCAGGGATTACTGTCAGAAGTTAAAGTAATTCAAGGTGGAGTTGGATTTACAACTGACAAAATATCTCTTTCTGTTATACCAGCTGGATCAAACTGCAAACTTCAATCTACACCTAAAAAATGGACTATTAATTTAGTTGAAAGAAATATTCAAAGTGGACAAATAACTGATGATGATGGCATTATTAGTGAGGGAATTAATTCAAATTATGGATTGGAATACACACACTTATATGCACCAAGAAAGTTAAGGCAAACTGTTTTATCAAAAAGGTTTGTAAACGGACAGATTACATACATTCCAGACTTAATTATTTCTGGAAATAAAGAAATTCCTTCAGACTCACATTCTCCAATAATTGGATGGGCTTATGATGGAAATCCAATCTATGGTCCATACGGATATTCTAATAGAAATGGTAGTGGATTTGTAAAGGCTTTAGAATCTGGATATAGTATTTCCATTTCTTCTAACCGACCTAGTACATCACTTTATCCAGAAGGATTTTTTGTTGAGGATTACAATTTTAATTCTGATGGAGATTTGGATGAAAATAATGGTAGATTTTGTGTTACTCCAGAATATCCAAATGGAGTTTATGCATATTTTTCAACCATTAATGGTTCGTCTGTAGAATCTTCCTCTCCATTTAAAAATTTCATTGCACCATCTTTCCCATACTTTGTTGGTGATAATTTTAAATCAACTCCAATTCCATTCAATTTTGATCCAAAATCAAATCAAGATGATATTGATTTATCGCAAACTCAACTTTTCCGAAATACAACACCATATAACTTATTGAGTGAAAATAGTGATTATGAATTTTTTGACAATCCAAACAAAATTAAAAAACAAGATTCTGTTGTAGATTATTCAATAAAAGGCGAAATAAGTTTCATCGGCATTTCAACGGGAGGAGTAAACTATAAAATAAATGACCCCGTAATTTTTGACAATGAAGGAACCGGTGGATCTGGAGCTTCTGCAAAGGTATCTTCAATAAAAGGTAAAAATGTTTCTCAAATTAGTGTAGCAACTTCATCTTTATCAAATATTGAATTAGTTCCAGATTCAAATTTGAGTTCTTATTACGGATTTTCCGAAGATCCACACGCACTTCTTAATGGAGACATTATATCAATAAGTGGATTAAGTACTTTTGCAACCAATCTACAAGGATCATATGCAGTTGGAGTTAGGTCCGATCAATTTATTCTTAATGTTGGTGTTGACACTGTAGGTGTTACTGGAATAGTAACTTATTTCAACCTTTTTGGAACATTAGAGTATCCATTCATACGAGAAAATGATATTTTTGAGTTGGATAATGAAAGAGTTAAAGTATTAAATATTGATCAAAATCTCAATAGAATTAGAGTTCTAAGAGAACAAGATTCTACAGTTGGAACTTCTCATACAGCTTCAACAATATTATTAGGAAAAACAAGAAAGTTTTCTTTTGTTTCTGGAATAAGTTCCGCAGTATTTGCATCAAAATATAACAGAGAATTGTATTTTGATCCATCAGAATCTGTTGGATTGGGAACAATTTCTGGAGCAGGAATTGGATATACAATATTTTTCTCAAATCCTGGAGTAGGAATAACTCAGATATCAATTCCAACTAAGTCAATATATTTTCCAAATCATAATTTGGAAACTGGAGATAAGATTATCTATTCTTCTAATGGTGGAACTGCAGTATCAGTTTCAACTGATGGATCATCATCTTTCTTATTGACAGACAATCAAGTATTATATGCTGCAAAAATTTCTAATGACTTGATTGGAGTTTCAACAAACAGAGTTGGACTTGGACTGACAGGATCTTTTGTGGGAATCAACAGTTCTGTACAGACTTCTACATTATATTTTACAAGTCTTGGATCTGGTGTTGTTCATAGTCTTACTACAAACTATGATAATGTAATTAAATCTAGTATTGATAAAAATCAAGTTACTGTATCTACTTCATCAACTCATGGACTGAGTTTAGGAGATTCTGTTACAGTAGAGTGTGTGCCTGGTATTTCTACAACATATGTTATAAGGTATAATGATTATACAAGAAGATTAGTTGTAAATCCAAAAGACTTTATTTCTGGAAATATAAACACGACTGAAAATACTATAACAATTGTTGATCATGATTATAAAACTGGACAAAAAGTTATCCATACATCATCATCTCCTGCGGGAGGATTAGAAAATAACTCAATATATTATATTGTTAAAGTTGATAATAATACAATCAGACTATCCTCATCATACTACAATTCAACATTAATAACTCCAATAACTTTACCAATTACTAGTGCTTCTGGTGGAACATTATCTTTAGTCAATCCACCGATTTCAGTTATTAAAAATCAAACGGTTATATTTGATTTATCTGATAATTCACTATCATATGTTAAAAATTCTTCCAGACTTCCAGCTTTTGATTTTAATTTTTATTCCGATTACAATTTCAAAAACGTATTTGATTCATCATCTACTTCCACAAACTTTGAAGTGGTGAAGTCTGGTATTATTGTAGTAACTACCACAGCAAAGATAACACTAACTTCCAATGATTCTATACCAAATGCTTTATACTATACACTATCTCCACTATTAACTAGTGATAATGAATCTACTAAGAAAGAAATTATTATTGATGATGAAAATATCACTAATTACAATTTAATATCTGTAGTTGATAGTGGATATTCTGGAAATTATAAGGTTTCTGGAATAACCTCAACCTCATTCAATTATAACATTTTAGCAAAACCAGAAAGATCTTCATACATTTCATCCGAGTCTGTTATTTCTTATAACACAAATTCGTTATCATCTCAAGGTGAAATAAATCAAATTAGAGTTACTTCAAAAGGTAGACATTATAATTCTTTACCAGCAATAACATCGGTATTATCTAACTCAGGTTCTGGGGCTATTTTATTCACAGAATCCAATAATATTGGTAAGATTTCCAATATTACAATTCAAGATATTGGATTTGATTATTCTTCAGATACCACATTAAGACCAACTGCAAAATTACCACAAGTATTGAGAATAAATCCTTTATCAAGATTTAAGAGAATTGGTATTTCTTCAGTTGGAACAAATTATGTTTTTGCTCCAAACTTAATTGTATTGGATGGTGTTACAAATAATCCCATATTAGATGTAGAATTAAAATATGATTTGAATGATTCTGAAGTGACAATATTAAAGAACGCCACAAATCTCAGTGATACTACTCCAACTATAATTCCAATAAACAATTCAAATTCTATAGGAATTAGTTCAATAACATTTAATAGCTCTACTAAAGATGTTAATGTTGGTTTGGCCGTTAGTTATAGTAATTCTGCAGATTTTCCTTTTGCAGTTGGTGATAAAGTTTTAATTGAAAATACTAGTGTTGGTATAGGGAGTGCTTTAAGAGGATTTAATTCATCTTCATATAATTACACACTCTTTACAATTAAATCTATAGACCCTAATATTGGTGGATCGAACGGATCAGTTGTTTATAACCTTTCCAACTATTTGAGACCAGATGAAGATCCAGGAACTTTTAGTTCAATTTATTCTTCAGGAACTATAGTTCCACAAAAATATTTTCCAATATTTGATATTGAACTGGAAAAAAATAATTTCTTCTACAAAGAAGCAGTATCATCAAAATCTTCCATCGGCTTGGTGGAGGGATGGGATTCAAATAATCAAATTTTAAAAATATCTTCCACAGAAGATTTTGAACTCGATGATGTAATTGTTGCTGAGACTTCAAATTCCATAGCAACTATTCAATCAATAGAAAGTTATGATACTTCATATAATATTGGATCATCTTCTATTGTTAAGAGTGGATGGAATTTGGAATCTGGATTTTTAAATAATAACTTCCAAAGATTGCATGATAGTGATTATTATCAATATTTCTCGTATTCTATTAGATCAAAAATTGATTATGAAACTTGGAATGGACCAGTAAGTAATTTAAATCATACTGCAGGATTTAAAAAGTTTAGTGATATGGTCTTGGAATCTCAAGATCAATCGTTTACTGGTATTTCAACAAATCAAGATGGTGGAGATTTCATTGGAATATCCGATTTTATTTCTGTTACTGATGTAAACTGCATCAATGATTATGATCTTGCTACCGAAAAATCTTTAACAATAGGTTCTGAATTAATATCTGATGAAATTGTATTAAAGACTAAGGCACTTCAAGATTATTTTGAGTCCGTTGGAAATAGAGTTCTTGTTATTGATGATTTTAGTGATCAATTTAGTAGCAATCCAAGAATTACTCGTTATAGTGTAGTTAATACATTCAACTTATCCGAAGGAAGAACTAGAAAGTTCTTCACTTTTGTTAGAGATAGAAGATTTACCTCAGAAAAACAGTTTTATGTCGTATCACTTCTTCATGATAATTCGACAGGTTATCTTAATCAGTATGGAAGAGTTGAAACTGTTAGTGA